TAGTCATAAGGAAGAACCATTTACCGTTGCTGTCTTGATAGAATCCATGTTCACTAAACTCTACTGGATTAGGTCCTTGCTTATGTATTCTAGGAGACACACCTTGAGCTAATTCTCCACATTTATTCAAACTACTATCCTCTACTATGTAGTTGAAGTTATAGAACCCATTTCTTATAACCATCCAATAATAAAACAGCTTAAAGTTTTTCCAATTAGTCCATATACTAATCTTATTCTCTCTAGCTCTATCACCTAAATCAAAGTAACTTCCTATATGAACCAAACCTGTAACATCTTCAGGTTTTACAAACATTCTGCTACAACTAGTTAAATCACTATCATCATCTAAGTGAAAGTATAACCACATAACAACTTTACCTAAAACTTTGTTAGTTTTTCTTTTTAGAATAAATCCATTCTTAGTATAGTACTTCTCATCATCTTCTGAATGAATTGTACTTCTAAAGCATTCTATTCCATTTACTCTCATATAGTTCCAAGCATAGTTTCTTATCCAATCTCTATGAGGAAATACTAGAGGAGTTATTACTAACCCTCCTAGTTTACCTAATACGGAGTTAAAATAATGTTTTACAAATCTAAATATACTTAGGTACTTCATATGTTACTCACTTACATTTGATATAGGAGAATTTCCCATATCAATTCCATTTCCGTTAATTACTATTACCATTATTTAGCTACTTCTAATTGCTTTAATATTAACAACAATTCATCTGGTGTTTTATCATTAGCTGAATCTGTTAATTCCCTAAGTCTTTGTTTTTCAGCAACTATTTCCGTAGTATCCAAACCTTTTTCTAGGGCTATTTGGAACTCTACATCTAACTTAGTAAACATAGGTTCTCTTATGGCTCTTATCTTTTCTTTAGTTATCTCAATAGCTTTATCTTGATTAATTTTTATCAGCATCTCTCACCTCATAGTATTTTCTTAAAAGTTCTTCATCAAACTCATTATTTTCCCCACCAAAACCATCAGGCTCTCCAAAGCTTTCATCTATCTCCCAAGCCCCTCTAAATGTTCTATCTGTTGGAATATCAGATGTAGGCACTATCCAATATGGTAGATTATGGGGTACATCTTTTTCAGCTATTTGTTCTAAAGTTGCAAAACTTAATGCTTCATCTGTTGGAGCTAGAACTGCCACACCACCGTCTGTTTTTTTATAAATTATTTTATCCATCTTACACCTTTATCTTATTATTGCAACTGTTAGTGTGCCAGAGTACGCAAAACCACCACCATCGTGAATTACCCTTATAAATACTCCATAATGTGCCATATCTGAATTTACACCTATTCCAGATATTGCTGGAGTTGTATTTGTATCACGAGATGCATTCGAGACAACGCTATAGTTAGCATCAGGCATAGACGCAGTAAAATTAACCATATACTTCCCAATTCCGTGGTCAACAATACTACTAACATTCCCACTTGCTCTAATTGCAACTGTTCCAGTACCATTAAAATTAACCCAAGCTCTACAAGCATATACAGGAGCATCTCCAGTCGCATTTAATGCTGTTTTTACTCTAGCGTCATTTGCTACAAAAGGAACTCCTGCTCCATTGTCCACATATTCCTTGTTTACTGCTTGTGTTCCAGTTGTTGGTGTTGGTACTATTGGACTAGAACTAAATTTTTTAACTCCAGATATTGATTGGTTACCAAATATGTTAACATATCTTGCGTCTTGTTCCTCTTGGTTAAGTTGAAGTCTATACCAATTACCCCATATACTACCATTCTGGTCTCGACGCCAAGCTGCACTATTAGATGGACTGTCGGAAGTGAACGTGTGTACCGTTTGCGTCACCCAGCCATAGCCGTGTGCCTCTACTATTCCTAAGTTCCATTCTGTATTTGGTGCGTTGAGTGCCATATTTCCCTGGTACCAGCCATTCTCAACAGCCAAGTTCCAGTCTGTTATCATTTGACTTGCGGCAGCTAGCCTTGCAGGTAGTACATTTATATCAGCTGTACCATCAAAATCAACACCATTTATTTTTCTTGCAGTTTCTAGTTTTGTTGCACTACCTGAGTTTCCAGTAATGCTTCCTACGATAGGTAGATTAAAAGTCTTTATATCATCTACTGTCTGGTTTCCAGATACTCCAACAAATAAATTTGTTATTTCGGCTTTAGTATAAGAGTCTGTTGATGCATATGCTACTTTCCAGCCCTCGTTACTGTAAACTTTCATAAGCTTAATTGTTTTATCAAAATACAAATCGCCCTCTAGTAATGGACTTCCATCTAGCCTTGTAGTTGGTTCAATATTTCTATCACCAAGATACCTATCTGCAAAATAATTAACATCATCAATATTTTGATGTATAGATAATATTGAGTTTAGATTTGCATATATAGAGTCCAGTTCAGTTTTATCTGCATACAAAGAATCCAATGTATCTTTATCTGAATATAATGAATCAAGTTTTTCTTTCATAGAATACAATGTATCTAATGTTAATTTGTCAGCAAATATAGAATCAATAGTAGCTTTATCTGCAAAAATATTATCTAGCTTTGCTTTATCATTAAATATAGAATCTAGTGTAATTTTATCATTTGATATACTAACTACTTGAGTTTTTATATCTGCAACATCTATAACTTCATCTTTAATATTTGCAGTATCAATAATTGACTGCATATTGTCAGAATTTGTAATTATATGCTCAATATTATCTGAAACATTAATAATTTTATTTATATTAGCACTAATATCTGTAATCTCACTTGGTGGAATCTCAATTCCTTCACCATTATCTGTAAGAACCAATGATACAGTTAAACCAGATTGTGGTGGAACCTCTAATAATACTGTACTTCCAAGAACATCATAATGTGCAGTAGGTAATCTAGTTTCTGTAACTGGAATAGTTGAATAATCTACTATCCACACACCAATATGAGAATCACTTAGTATTGTTCCTACTACTTGAAATTCTCTTTGAGTACCATTTGCAATATAGGCTTGTTCACTTATAATTGCCATAATTTCTCCTTATATATTTCTGCTTCTAATTTTCAACAATCCCTCAATAGAAATTGCATTAATTACGCACCCAGTATTATAGCTAGAAACAAATTTGATGTAAACTTTCTCTGAGTTACCACCAATGAAAATCTTTCTATTCAAATACTGACTTAGTATTGTGCTTTCACTAATTCTCTCATTATTAGAAACAACTAAATCAACATAACCATCTTTTTTAATCTTAACATTCTTCACATAGAATGGTTCTCTTATTACTCTAGTTCCTTGTTTAGTCTCAATATTAAATTTACTAAGAGTAACAAGTGCTGTATAGTCAAGTTCTTCTATATCTGTTGCTGGATTATAATCTAAGTACACGCCAGAAGTGAATTTTTCTGATAAATCTATCGAGCATATAGTATCACCATTTACAAATAGATATAGAACTCCAGCTAATACTTCCATTGTATTTATCTTCGTATCAAATCTCCATTCAAACCAAGAAGTCAATACTCTTTCATTGTTGTGTATATGGTATCTATATACATATAATTTCTTTCTTGATTCAGCATCCAAGAAGAACACTAGATTATTAGCACTACTCACAGCTGCATCATTGATAGAGCTGGGTACGTAACCTTTACAGTGAGAAGTGAGTTCCTCTGCTGTTGATTTATCTGTATTTAATGATGAAGGACTATAACTAAACACATCTGTTCTATTACCTACGCGTCTAAAAAACATAATCTCATTATCTAGCAATACTGGATTAATAGTATTGTCACAGTTATAGCTAGAAGTCTTAGAGATTCTAGTAGTTGCTGGACTTAATATTTCTCCACCACTTAATAAGAACTGAGCGTTGTCTGCCCAAAGAGTTAAAGAACCAGCAACAGCATTAACATTTCTAATTATTGATACAGTATCACTATCTACTGAAGCATCAATAGGGTCTGAATCCAGTATTTCCATAGCTGTTGTTGCAAAGAAGTTATAATAACTACCCGTCTCACTAAGTATTACATTCTCTTCTGATGTGAATCCAAGTCTATTCTTAAAAAAGAACATAGTTGTAATTGGATAACCAATAAAAGAAGGAATTGGGTTTGAATCATCATTACCTTTTCTTCTTTTATCCCAAGATGTCTTAAAGTTTGGAACTATCTCGTTTGAATCTATGTTGTAACCAATAGTAAATGTACCATCTGAATTTCTAACTAACTTACAAGGCATAGTTGTAGCATCTATTGTATTATCTATTCCACCTTTTGCAGTCTCTGACCAATATTCTCCAGTCCACTTTAAATAGTATGCTGAGAATGTGTCTCTATCAGTACCAGTAATCTCAATTATTCCAACATCATCTTCAGTAAACCCTTTCATATCATTAGGTAAATTGCTAATTTTAGTCATAGTTGAAACCCAACCTACACTTGCTTGATTACCCCAAGAATCTCCACTTGCAAAAGTGAATGGTGTTGCTCTGCTTATTCTCATAATGGAATTTATGTACTTAACAGTATATCCAGCAGATGCAATCTGCACTGCTAATCCACTTATTGCTGATGCTGTAGATGTTGAATTCTGAGAATATACTGTACCATTAAGAACAACTTGATATGTATATCCAACTCCTTGTCCATTATCAAACGCTCTACTTACCCAATAAAATGCATAATTTCCAACATTATCTTTAGTCTTATCTCCTGTCATAGCAGTTGTTTTTTTCTTATTTAGAATCCAAGTTGTATCACCAACAGTAAGAAATCCTATATCTTTCTTTTTAAGAATACCAAACTCTGTATTCCAATCTGATATTGGATTGCCAGTCTCAGCAAATGTATTTACAGTCTTTTGGTTTCCATCTGTGTCAAATACTTTTAGTTTGTCACCTTGTATATACATACCATATTTTTCCATACCATCACCTCTATCGTAGAAGTGAACTGGCATATCATCATAAAGTGTTCCAGTTGGTTTAAATAGTTTTCTTAGTGCATTTCTCTTAACTAAACCATTAGATACAGTTGGTAGGAAGTTAATCATTTCTTCTACTTGGTTATCAAATCTAGCTTCATCTGGCTGTTTTGAAACACCACCAGATAGATTGTTAAGGTTATGATTTATTATCATTTTAATAATCCATTTACATAGTCACTATCAAGTAGATTAGTATTTGAAATTCTTGTATCGTATCTTAGTGCTTCCATTTTTGCTTCTTGAACCTCAACTCTTCTTAGTGAAATATCATCTGTATTACCAATAATATCAACATATGCTTTTAATGCAGCAACTTGAACTATATAGTTTGCAACCGAAAAAGGTATATCATCAAATAGCGTATCATCAACAACATCTAATTCAATAGGTGAATCAAACTTAAATGATTTTCTTTCTGTATCATATAACTTCCAGTCTCTAATAATTACTTGTGGATTATCTTCTCCACCATCAGCACTTAAAAATGTACTTGGAACAACAATATGTCCTTCTGAATTTGGATAAAAAGATAATGTAAAAGTATTAAATTCCCAACCATAAGATAAAACTTTCTTTTTAGCAATATTAATCTCTCTATCAACAAGTATAGCAGTAGGTATAGCTTCAACAGAATCTGAATGTTGTAGTGGTAATTCATTTAAAGCCATAAGGACTTCGTTTATAGCATCTCTTTTATTCAATGGTTTCTCCTTATAGTAAATAATAATAAATGTAGTAGTATAAATTAAAGTCCTCCGTAGAGGACTCTATTTACACTATTATTTGTTTTGAGTACCAGTAGTGATAGCAACTAATGAAGCTGGATTAAGAACTCCATAACCAGTAGCTAATTGAGCTTTCATAATATATTGGTCATAATCATCATCAAACCATTGTTTAGTTTTTAAACCATATAGTTCAACAACTCCAATTACATCCTTAGTAAATAAGTAGCCAACTAATTTATTTCCACCACCAGTCATAGCAGTTGTATTAGCAGTTAAACCAGCAGTATATCTATTACTTCTAAGAATCATAACATCACCAATTCTAAATACATTACCATCAGCAATAGAACCATTGTCTCCAGCATTGAAATCTCTATTAACAGCTTTTTGAGATAAAAGAATATCATAGTAGTTTTCATTTGTAGTAACAAATACTCTTTCTTGCCCCATTTGGTCTTTACCATCTAGTTCAGCAACAGCACTAAATAAAGCCTCAACAATAGCATCGCCTTTAGCTTCTCTTGTAAGAGCAGTTCCAATAGCAGCACTATATACATTTGATGCAACATCTTGAACTGGTAAGCTTCCATTGTTTGTATCAACTAATGAAGTTGTAACCATAGCTTTATCTAATTCCCAAATAACTCTTTGGTCTACATATGAAGCCATAGAATTACCCATTTGTCCAGTTGCAATACTTCTTGTATTGTATGGAACAATTTGAGCATCAAAATCATCAATATTTTTTCTGATAATTTTTGGTCTCTCAACAGTAATTGTTCTCTCACCAATCAATACATCGGATGCTAATGTTCTTGAATCTACACCTAATCCGTGAGTTCTAACAACACCTTGTCCTAGTGCATTAGCACCAACAGTTCCTGGAGTTCCAGCAGTCATATTTACTACATTAGCATCTACCCCTCTTGTATCAACGATAAATTGAGCAGATTTACCTTTAGTAATTGTTTGTTTTTGAACCAAATCCATAAATACATTTTTTCTCTTAAACGCAGATAGTGTTTCTGCATATATTTTAAGAGCAAGATTTTCTCTTGAAGCTACATCAGCCATATTAATTCTCCTAAGTTTATTTTATATTTTTTATGCAGATTATCATTGTTTGACAGATAAAGGGTATCCACTTCCTTAACCTTTGGAGTTAAGTCTGTGGGCATTTAAAGTGCAACTCTAATAAATCTAAATCGAATCATACCCAAGATAATCTACATTTGTCAATACTAAGCTAACTTACTGTTAGCCAACTTTCTATCAACAGCTCTTCTGAAAGCATCATCATAACTATATCTCTTGTCATTAACATCTTTCATATACTCGTCCATAGACCTGTAAGCACCGTTACTAGAACCAGTTGATTTATTACCAACTACTCTACTAATTGACTTTTTGCCATTTTCAATCTCATACTGAGTCTTAATCAATTTAAGTGCAGTCTTTAACTGGTTATCATTCATTGTACCAAGACTATCAATATAATCTCTATCTATACCACCATTCTCTGCCCAAGCTTTAATAGTATTAAATTGTTCTTCACCACCAGCAACCTCATAAATCATATTTACTCTAGTTTGTTGTTTAGCAACAAAACCATCTAAATAATTATCTACAATAGTTGATGGAATACCAAGCTTCTCTAATTGTTCATATTGACTTTGAGTTATACCTCCTTTTTCAGCAAAAGTTGAATCTAGTTCTGTCCAAAGCTCTTGTGAAATAACACTAGCTTCTTTTGGTTTATTGCTTGGTTTGTTGTCTGAATCATCATCTTTTTTTGCTTCATCATCAATAGCAAATTTTTTGTTTCCTTTTGACTTATTAGCATTTAATTTCATATAGTATTTTTCAAGACTATCTTCCGACATACCATCTAAAATATCATCATCTAAATCAGAACCTATATTTTTAATACCTTTCTTTAATTCATCAATAGACTTATATTTATTAGCATATAATTTATTTTCTTCTTGGTTACTATCATCAACATCTCCATCATCTTCATTACTTGGTAAATCTATATCTTGGTCTGCTTCTTCAAACTCTTCCCTACCACTAAGAACATTATTAAGAATCTCTTGAGCCATTGGGTCTTGAGTTTCTTCAACATTATTATAATTAATTTCATTTGCCATTTTATTTCCTTTATAAATAAATCTGTTTCCTTTAAAAAGAAAGCCATATAAGTAAAGGAACAAACCCTATATGGCTTATAGTTTTATTTTAAACTCTTCAAACCATCAATATGTTCGCTTAATTGCTTTTTCATATTATCTAAAGAGTATTTTCTATTAAGATTAATACCAAAATTTAAACCATACTCTTCAAGTGATTCTTTAGTTTCAAATTCATCTAAATTTCTAACTAAAACACCATTAACCATTTCAACACCACTAAATGTTTGTTTGGTTTCTTTACTAAATTCTTTCTTGTTTGCATTTACATTTGTTATTACAATTTTTGACATTTAATATTCCTTTCTATATTTCTTGACCTAACTGTTGAGCCATCATTTGTCCAGCTCCAGCTCCAGCATTTTGTAGTGCTGGTTGCATCATTTGTTGAGCCATCATCTCTTGTTGTTTGGCAGATAAATCTGCTTCTTGTTGAACTAAAGATTTAATTAAACCTTTGTTTCCTAAACCACTATTTGTAATCATATTGTTAATAAACGAAGATATATTTAATTCCTGAACAATAGCTTCTGCCCCAACTAATTGAGCAAATGCTCCTAATTCTTGAATCAATCTATTAAGCTTAGCTTGTTCAACATTTCTACCAAGAGCTTCAACTCCAGCAGTTATAATTATATCAATATCTTCCATACCTTCTACTTTAAGAGCTGTTACTGCTCCTTGAACTAATGGCATTTGAATATCATTAGCAATAGAAGTATATATACCACCAAAACTTGCTTCAAGTTCAGTAGCAACTAATTGCACTTCCTGAGCAGTAACTCTTTCTGCATCTCTAATACTTGCAGAACTCATTAAGAACGCTTCGGATAACTCTCTTTTTAAATCTTGAACTAACTGATAAGTTTGCTGTAAGTCTGCACCTTTATTAGTTTTTATAGTACCAATATCAGTTTCATTACCAATTATTGCATCACCATTCTTAGCTTTAACAAAGTCTTTTAACTTAGTCATTCCATTTGGATTAACAGTATAAACAGTCTTCGAACCAATAATAGCAGATTTAGTTAATACTTCAAGATGCTTATTTAGCATAATAAGTGTAGCATAATGTTCTTCAACAAAGCTTCTTGAATAATCTTCTCCATCTACTTTTGTCCATCTAACATTTATAAATTTATCAGATATATCTTTCAAGTTTTGTTCGTTAAACTTTTCTCCTTCTATCTCTTGATAAAAATAATACTTACCACTATCTAAATAACAATGCGTAAATAACTCATAAAGCTTATCTTCTTCTTCTTCTTTGGGAATCTTATTAATAATATCTTCTGGCATAGCATCATAGTCAATTTCTTCTCTAATAATTAAGTGAAGTATTTTACCAGATGGGTCTCTTTTTAAAACATAGTTTCTTAAAGATATAACCATAAATGAATCTTCTAATTTTTCAACTAAGCATTCACCAGTAACCATAGCCAATCTAAGAGCTGGATATAGACTATCTCTGAATTTGGTTTCATTAATATATTTCATTACACCATCTTCAATCTCAGCAATAATTCTATCTATCTCTTGTTTCTTTTTTTCATCATCTCCAGCAACAACTTTCAATGCTTCTGACTTAGCACTAAGTCTATAAAATGATTGACTAGGTGGAAGAATGCTTAATGCAAACTTCCCAGTTAAGTGATTGACTAACTTAGCACCAAAACCAGTAACATAATCGCTTGTTATATCATCTTGGCTTGATGTTCCATCTTCCATAAACAAGAAAGGTATAGTTACCTTTGCATTGTTTTCTGCTCTTGTTAGTACAGCACTTCTATCAGTCTCATACTTCGTATAAAACTCCTTAGCAGTACCATCTAATTCTTGTCTTTCAGCCACCACTTACTCCTTATACATTTAATACACCAGAATTACTCCCAGTATTCAATCCAGCTTTTTCTCCTACTCTCAATGGAACTTTTAATTGACCTTTCCCTGAGTTTGCTTTTTTCTCTTTTTCTTCTTCATCAAGTTCAACACTTGCTTCTTCTATTGGAGGAGTAGGCGAAACTATTGGTTGTGGTTCTGGAGCTTGATAACTAACACCTCCTTTTCCACCACCATAGCAATCAATTACTGATTCATCAATAATTAAACCAGTCTCTAAATCAATACTAAATTCTTTTTTCTTAAACAACATAATCAACTCCTATTATAATTTTAATCCAGTCTTACTTGGATTAATAGATTTATTTGTTCCTACTGCTTGTTTAGTAGCACTACCTTTAATCCCAGCTCTAGTCTTTGATGCATTATCTCTAATCTCTATCTCATCAGCTCCCTTTATCTCAACTGGGTCTGTGATTGCATTTTTTCTATTTGCCAACTTGGCATCACTTTGAGAAGCTGCACTAACAGCTTCCTTCTTAAACCAGTCTGCTCCAAGATTTTGTTGATAAAAGTTGCTACTAGTTGGATTCTTCCCTTTTTTATAGCTCTTATTGCTATCAACAACATATGATGTTGCATATCTATCTACAGTATTTCTATTTCTTCTGTTGAAACTACCACCTTCGTCATAACTAGGTGGATTTTCTTTCCTAGCCATTTCTGCTGCTTCTTCTTTATCTTTGATTTCAGCTTGTTTTTGTTGTTCTACCAACTGGTACTTGTTAGTGTACTTTTCAACTTCTTTATTATAGTATTCACCACCTAAAGTTATAGCTTGTCCAAAATTTGCATTTTTCTGTAAACTTTGTTGAGCCATTTCTTGTGGAGTTTTTAAAGTATAGTTCCATTTCTTTTCAACTGGTTTAGAACCACCACCACCACCCATAATTACTCCTTGATGTTTAATTTAGATTTCAATCTATTATATTCTCTTTTTACTTCATCTCTGTCATATATATACGCTTCATACATTTTTCTCCCTTTCAGTTTTCTTGATAATCTTTTAGACTCATCACTTGCATAACAATGCTCTAGTGGTAAATCTAAATCCTCACTAACTCTTCCAGCTTGAATACTAAATAGATACATAGCTTTACTTGTTCTGTATTCTGGTTTAACATATATGTATGTATTAGTAACTATGTCGTCTAAGAAACCAAGATAATTACCAATACTAAAAGCACTGAAACCAATAACTATATCATCTTTAACAGCAAGATATACTGCCCAGTGATAACCAACAAATACATCAACATCACACTTACCACTATACATAGATTCACTAAACTCTATAAGTAAATCTTCTAATTGGTTTCTATATGAATCGTTATATAGAACTATCTTCATCATTACTCTCTAGCCTTGATTTAATCCAATTAAGCATTTCAATTCTACCCTTAACTATTCCTCTTTCATAATCAGTAATGTCTTTATCTATTAATTCTTTAACCATTGATTCAGTAAATAATGTGTCATTAGCTTCTTGAAGTACATCTTTTATATCCATATAACTTGTTCCTTTGTTTTTGATATAATAATGTTTGAATCATATCATAAAAGGAAAAGAAAATGCAAATAAAATATGAACCATCATTCAACATAACACGACAACAACGCCTAGATTATTGTAAATTAGCAAATGGCTACTGTATTGAATGCGAGAAACCAATAAAGAAAAACTATTATATTTGTCCTAGATGTTCAATAGCATTAGCTGGTTCTGGACTAACAAGAAGAGTATATTTCAAAAAAGTAAGCGACATAACAATTAACTACATACAACATTTACATAGAACATTTTTTGGTTGTAATGCTCCATATAAATATAGAGGACTAAAAGAAAATAGAATAAGAAACAACATAAAACGAGAAACCATAGATGAACTATGCAAGAAATTACATACAGAATTACAAAACACTAAACTTGGTAAATTACCAGAATTATATAACCAAGTAAGGGATACACCTAATATACTTAGAAGATTACTATATAATATGGTTTTGTATGGAATAGCTTATTTTATATATAATGATAAATCATTTGATAATGAAGCAGTATATCAAGCATCACAAGTAAGAATGTTAGATAATCAAATAAAAAGAACATACATAAGACTAAACCAAAATGAAGAAGGTGATTATAAATATCTAAGATATGACACTTACAATAGGCTATCAAGACAAAGATTAATACTTAAGATAATAGAACCAAAAGTAGCTATATTATTGAGTGAATTGGTAGGTAAGTAGTGTTAAATAGTGATATAATTTTAAAATATAAAAATGAAAAATTTTTAATTTTTTATTATTAAAATTATATCATATTATTTCATTTTGTCAAGTGTTATTTTGCCTTTTTTTAGTTAATTTTGATAATTATATATATTTCTATATCTTAATATTAGCTTAATAAGTCTTAAAAATGTTAGAATTTTTTTAGGTACTTATCTCCCCCATGGCAATGTTTCTGTTTTCCCCCATAGGCAAGTAGTTTTGTAGGGTTTAAACTAATATAGATTAACTTATATTTGATTAATTTAGTCAAGTATAACTATATAAAAATATATATATATGTATTATATTATGTATTTAAATATGTATTATAGTTTGTAATTAAATGTGTAATTAATTACATATTATATATCATACAATTTATAAGCAATAAAAAAAGGATAAGAAATAAATCCTATCCTTTAAAGTATTATTTAAAAGCAGTTTTAGCTATGTAGAACTTGAATAAATAATAAGCAAGCTGTTAAGCTCATTAGGATACAAAATCCTAAATAAGCTAAATTGTTTAATAACCTAATCATTTTACAACTCATCATCAAAGAATGAGTTATTAATCACTTCTTTTGTTGGTTCGTATGTATCATCACTTGATAAGCCATCATCAAAGCTTAACTCTTTTTTATTAGTATTTATTACTTTTTTGTTAATATCAACTAATTTATTATCTTTGTTGATTATTATGCTAATGATATGATTAAATGTTTCAAACTCTACAATTTTGCTTCCACTTGGTTTGATAACTGCTAATATTAGTAAATCATCAAATTTTACATTTATATCCTCGTTCAATAATACCAAATTATAAACCATACTTAGAATTCTATCTTCTGCATTAGTTTTATTTACTAACCACAATAAACCTTTGTTTGTTAATTGCTGTCTAAAGTAGTTTTTTTGTATCTCGTTATTGTATTTTGAGATTGAAGAATTTATGCTATAAAATGCCGTTTTATCTTTGCTATCTTGAGAAATGCAAATATAATTTTTACTTTGTTTGATAATTTCACCTTGATTGTTGAACACTGGATTACTCTCACCATTTAACCAAAATAGTGCATTTTCTTTTTGTTCCGATATTTCGTTTATATCCACTATTTCACTATCATTCAAGAATAAATCTTTATTGAAGCCCTTATTTGTTGAAGCTCTCAAAGTTGTTTTGATGTCGTTAATCGTAATCATTTTTTTTTCCTTATTTTTTAAAATTAAATATGTTAGCTTATAAAAGCACCTAAAACCTGTCATCCTGTTTGGATATAAGAACTATAAAACATTTTTAAAAAATATGCAAGAAATTTACATAAATTTAAAAAAATATTTTATTTTGTGGTACTAAATGTAACAAAAGGCATAAAAAAACTAAATATATAAAACTTTTTTGTGCTTTATTGATTTTATATATTTAAAAAAATTTATATTTTATAAACCTTTTTGAATATATATTATATATATGTTTTTTTATTTAATAGTTTTATATTTAATAAAATTTATTTATTTAATTTTTTTATATAAATTTTGTTAAGTATATTTTTTTAAATATATTTAATTATATTTTTTTAGTTTTATATTTTTAATGTTTAGTTTATTAATAAAGTATTGTTTATATATATATAAATTTATACATATAATTATTGATTATTTTAATCAAGTATTATTTAATTAATATTAAAATTAAAAATTATAATCCAAAAAAAATTTATAAAGTTCAGAGGAGACGACTATGTTAAAAAGAGAAGTATTTAAAAGAAAAATAGAAGGAGAAGATATGTTCAACGGTTCAGTATTAACTTATGATAAAGTTGAGAAACGAGAAAGAATAGATGAAGAAGAATTGAATAAAATGAATAGACTAACTAAAGAGTTTATTGCTAAAGGTGGCAAGATTAAGTATTATGGTACTAATACAGAATTAGATGATTATATTGAATTAACACCAACTGAAATCAAAAGATTAAAAAGCAAGAACAATTAAAGAGTAATCAAATGGAAAATGGTTTTAGAAAAAGCAAGAATGGTTTTATAAGTTTCTTTACTGGTTCAAGTATGCATAAGAGAAAATACACAGATGATTTTATACTTAAAATGAAGAATATGAAATTATCTGGTATGACTTACAAAGAAATAGGTATTAGATTAAATCTAAGTAGGACAAATGTACAAAAATTAATCAGTATATATAATCCTATAATAGATGATATAGATATACCTGATAACTATGTAACCATTAAGATGTATGCAGAATTAAATGGTATGACTTATGGTGCTGTATATTATTATATTAAGAAATATAATGTAGAAACCATTAAGAAGAATAATAAACTCTATTTAGATAAAGATATAGTGTTTACATACAATTCAACATTAAAAGACGAAGATATAGAAACCATTATTGAATTATCTAATAGAGGTTATACTGTTTCTGATATAAGAAGAAGTACTGGTTTTAATAGAAAAACTATTGCTTATTATACAGATGGTAAAACAATAAAGCATAGAAATATAAACAAGTATAACAAAGTAAAAGAGCTTCATAATAGTGGTTATAGTATTAGAAAAATAGCCAAAGAACTAAATATACCATTTGGTTCAATTCATTATATGTTAAAGAAATTTGATATATAATAAAAAATTTTAGTTAGTCCTAAATAGTGTGCAAAATGTAAATTTACGAAAGGATAAAACCTTATTATTTAAAAACTACTCACTATGCATCTTTGCATACTGTTTAGGACTATAAATTTAAGAAAAGGAATAAAATGGAAAAAACACTAATTTTATTAGGATTAATACTCCTAGTTATTGTAGGTTATAGGAACTCATACACAAAAATATCAATAGACTTAAAGTGTGAAGATAATAAAGTTCAAATATACCTCTATGAAGCAAATGTTTCTGATAAGAATATGCATATTAAAAAACCTGAATATCTAACAAGTTCTCAAATATTTAAAGACGATAATGGTAATTATATGAAATGCTCTAATTAATAATATTAAGGAAAGTATAAAATGAAAATTAAAAAGTGTATTGAAGAGAATGGTAGTTGTGAATTTACAGAAGAATGTTAATGAATGGTGAATTAGAATTTAAAAGGGATAGGGTAGATTTGGAGCAAGAGTTAATTAGTAAATTTAACTTATCTAATTCTACTCCTGTAAGTAAAGTATCAGTGTTAATTAACTATGAGAACCAAAAAGAAAAATTACAACAAGTGTTACTATATGAACAACTAAATAGTTGGTTATTTAGTAATACACCTACAAATGTAGAGATGAAGCATATCATCAATATAAAGATGACAAACTTCTCGACTTAGATTAAAAAGGTTAGTTATGAAAGCAATAGAGAAATTAAAAGATTATATAGAATACGAAAATAGGCTAGGTGACTTAAATTACGCCCACTATTCAAATATGGTTGATTATGTGAATGAAGCAATAAGAGAGCTTGAAGATTTACAAAATAGAAGTTGTGAAAACTGCTACGAGTCAAAAACTTGTAAGATATTACATTCTGTTTACAAAGATAGATTTAAAAAAGAAGGTTATGCAATGCACAAAAGCGAGTTTAAGTGTAGCTTTTGGCATAGCTTATTTTAGAAATTAAAAAAAGGAGATATAAAAAATGGAACTAATAAATAAAAAAGAGAATATATTTGAAGATAATATTGCTTTTGTAGAGCAATATGATTTTAGTACAGCAAATATGAGTGAAGAGAATAGGATAAAAGCTATAACTCAAGTAGCAAGTATTTGTTATCAAAACCCTAAAGCAGTAGGTAGTGAGAGTTTATATAATAGACTTATGGCAGAAAGTATGGGATTACCGTCGTCTAGTTTTGAGATTGTACCAGTAATACTAGATTATGAAAATCCAAAACATCAAGAGATTTTATACCTAGAGTACTCAAATTGTAAAAAATTTGGAGAGCTTTTAGATGATAGATATTTACTTACAAATTATAGAGCTTTGGTTTATGATTATGAAAACGATAAATATAGATTTAGTTTTGATATAAGAACTATTTTTAATACACAAGAAGAGTGTGATATTATCAAAGATTATTTCAAAGTATTTTTATTTAAAGTAGATTTCCCTACAAGAAGTCAAATGGTAAGACATAGAGTATCTTGGCAAGAGTTAAGTAGAAGATATGTAAGTGCAAAAAGAGTACCTTTTGAGTTCTATGTTAGTGAGAAACTAAAAGAGAATGAAAAAGTACAAGAGCTAATAAAACAGAGTGAAGATTTATATTTTGAATTATTAGAAAATGGTGTGAAACCACAAGAAGCTAGAAGAATAATTCCACAAGCAGCATACACTCAAATTTGGGGTGCATTTATGCCAAAACAGCTTGATAACTATTTTAAACTAAGACTTGATACTCACGCTCAATGGGAAATAAGACAAACTGCTATTGCTATGCAAGAACTAATTAAATAAAATGAGTTAAAAGATAACCATATATGACTAAGAGACAATATTTATATAAACAACCAATTATTATATCCATAGGTTAATTCCTATGGACTTATATTATTATACATAGAATAGTATTTAATAAAGCAGTCAAGAACAAGTATTAGTAGTAGTTATTTTCTTAAAAAATGTAGAAAATAAGCAATAAAATCCGTTATTGTTTAAGGTATTGACTGTTTTATTAAGTATTAGACTTAAATATAAAAAAACCAAAGGATAATAAAATGGAACACAAAAAAGTATTAGAAAAAGCCTTAAGAATTCAAAGAAAAATTAGTGCATCAGGATTAAATGTTAGTGTTGGAGTTGGTGTTGGATATAAAGCTGATGAGCCTTATCTATTTTTGAAAAAGAAAGATGTCATAGATGGAGTGCATTTTGTTAATAGCTTAAATATGGATGATAAAGAATTTATTATAAAAGCAAAAGAAATATGTAAACCAAAGTTTGTAAAAATTGAAAAACCTTGTGTAGATAGCTTCGATATTGATTTATATTTGGATAAACAAGAAATAGTAAGAGTTAAGTCTATTTTATCAAAAGAAGTAGTACTATTAGTAGATGATAGAGCAGTTGAAATAAATAGACTATTTATGAAGGAGAATTAAAATGCAAGAGTTAGTACAAATTATAATTAGTAGAAATGGTTTACAAAAAGTAATTAATGCAACAGAATACACTTACGAGCAGTTTTGTAAAACTTGTTTGATTTATGCAAATGCAAATTATGAAGTAAAAATTAAGAGGATAAGATAATGGAAAATATAATTACTGAGGAAAGTAAAATTGACGAAGATTATCAAGTTGGAGGAACTCACTATCAAAAAACAATACAACCAATAGAATATATAGAAAAAAACAAATTAGGTTTTTGTGAGGGTAATGTTATTAAATATGTCACAAGACATAAAGATAAAAACGGTGCTGAAGATATTAAAAAAGCAATTCAGTATTTAGAGTTTATTTTAAAATATCAATATGGAGTTTAAAATGTTTAAAGATTACTTATTGATTATATCCATTGTAACCATATCAATATTTACAGTTGAATACGATAAAAAAGATAAAGAATTATTTGAAGCTAAAAACTTATCTATTGAATACTTTGAAGAAAGTGAAAGCTTAAGATTAGCAGTCAATAGTTTAAACAACCATTTAGAGCAATTAGAAGCAAATATACCTTTATTAAAGGATTTACTTTGAAGTTAAAGATAAGCATTTGACTTTAGCTAATTGCTTTAAAGAGAGTAGCTTAAAGTATGATGTAGTTCATAAAGGTAAATTTGATAAATTAACTAAAGGCATTTGTGGAATTAAACTATACTGGATAGACATTATTCCAGAATTAAATGAAGATAATATTAATACACTACAAGGTGGAGAGTTAGTTATGAATTATTTATTAGCTAAACATAAAGGTAATAAATATAATGCTTTAAAAGAATACAAAGGAAGTATTAAGAACTTAAAACCAGTTAATAGTGTATTAGATTTAGAAAAGAAATTAAAGGAGACAGAATGATAATAGCTTTGGGATTATTTATACCAAGTGTACTTTTCTTTATTTTAAGTATTTTTATAGTGCCACTTGCAAACAAACAGAAAGAAGATGGTAATTATAAAGAGTATTTTACAGAAGAAGACACTACACAAATATTTAAATATTATATTATTGCTTTATGTTCAGCACAATATATATGGGGTTAATATTATTGAATTATGTATGGTAGTAGCTATATCTATTGGTTACTTAAATAATGAAAAGATTAGAGTATATGATATTGACTGTAAAAGTAATATATATAAGGTAATATAAATTGAAAATAAAATTATTGAAGTAGAACAATTAGGCAATAATTTATATATAAAGGATAAAAATGGAAATTAGACTAGACGACAAGTATGTAATTACTACTGATGAAAATAACTTTACTTTATGTCAAATAAAGATTAAAGGTACTGATTCAGAGAATGCTGGTGATGAGTATTTTGTATCTGTTGGCTATTATGGCAACTTGAAGAGTGCATTATCTGGTTATTTAAAATATTCATTAAAGAAAGATAGTGAAACTGTTAAATCAATAGATGATTTATTCAAAAGACTTGATGAAATTGAAACAAATATATTAAAATTAAATAAGGAGTAAATTATGGGTTTAGATATGTATATAAGTAGTAAAGAAGGTAATGATATTGCTTACTGGAGAAAAGAACCAGCTATACACGACTGGTTTGAAGGATTAGCAACTAATAAAGGTATTGAATTTGATGAATTTAATTGTATTCCAGTTCCAGTTACTAAATTAGAACTTGAAATGTTAATTGATGACTTAAAAGAAAAAAGATTAAGCTATGATGCTAGTGGTTTCTTTTTTGGAAGCAATTTAGAAGATGCTAATTCTGACGAATGGCATAATAAACAAATAGAAACTATAAGGAATATAATTTCTATTATGGAAGATGATGAGGAAGTTATATACGACTCTTGGTGGTAATTAATATATTATTTAATATAAATAAATAAAAATAAAGGAATAAAATGATTAATGTAAATAAAAAAAGTGTTAAATTAGCAGGTTCAGCAGTAACTCTTTTGTCAGAGTGGTCTCTTTTGACAGATAAATTATATACTTTGATTTCTGATGAAAGTGAAGTATCAACAGAAGAGTTGCTTAGAGCAAATGTTGAGCTTGTTATAAGTGTTATTAATTTAAAAAAAGATAATAGTAATGACTAGATTTACAAACAATAATAAATTATCTTTACCAATAGCTGTATGGACTCTAATGGATAACTACAACTATGATAAAAGAGAAAATGTTATAAGTGCTACTACATTGTTGAAACCAGTTAGACAAATATGCTTAGGTATGAAGTTTAAAGACAATTTAAAAGTTATTGATGCTTCTGATTTAATTAATTCTTCTATGGGAACTGCTTTACACGACAGTGTTGAGAAAGCTTGGAAGAATGAAGAAAAAACCAAAGCTATATTAAGAGAACTTGGCTACTCCGAAGCTCTGTACGACGAAGTCGTGCTTGAGCGTAGGAGCGAGAAAGAAATTAATGGATACATAATATCAGGACAATTTGATATTGCCTTCAGAGGAACTGTGTGTGACATTAAAAGCACTTCAGTATGGTCTTATATATTTGGTTCAAAAGATGAAGATTATAGACTTCAAATGAGCATATATAAATGGTTAAACCAAGACATTATAACTGATGATAAAGGTTATATAGAATTTATATTTACTGATTGGTCAGCTGTTAAAGCTATGCAAGATAAACAATATCCTCAGTCAAGAATTATGACTAAAGAAATTAGACTATTAAGCATAGAAGAAACTGAAAAGTTTATAGTTGATAAATTAGCAGAAGTAGATAGAAACAAAATTCTTGATGAAAAGAAAATTGTTAAATGTACTGATGAAGATTTATGGTTAGAGCCTACTGTATGGAAACATTACAAGACTGGTGATACAACTAAAAGAGCTACTAAAGTTTATGACTCTTATGAAGAATCTACTAAAGCTGTTGGTGGTAAAGTAGTTGAGTTTAAAGGTAGTGCTAAAAGATGTAGTTACTGTAACTACATAAATATTTGTAGTCAATATATTGAATTAAAAGTTAAAGGACAAATAAAATGAGTAAAGAAACACAAATTGCTTTCATAGAAAAAGAGATTAGAAAGACTGGTAGATATTCAAGAAGCCAAGCAGTAAGTAATTACATAACAAGATTAAGTTCTATTATTAAAGTACTCAATGATGCTGGTTATGTTATTGAAGGTTCAACAAAACCATTAGGAACTAAAACAAGATGGGGTAATGCTAAAGACTATGAATATATTGTTCATTTTAAACCAAAAGACCCAGTGTTTTATGAATAAACAAAATTGCTAATAAAAAAATAAGGATAAAAAATGCACTTAAAAAAGATAAATGATAATATATCACTATATTATGATAATGATAAAAAAGTAAAAGTATGTAATATATTACAAGTAATATATACTGAACAAGAAGAAGAAAATACTTTCTTTGCTAGTGTTGATACAAAAGAAAATATTTGTTATTGTATTATTAATGAAGATGGAGAGAGAGTTGATTCAAGTATTTGGTTTCACTCTGAATCTAATAATATGTCTTTTGTTGAAACATATCCAAGTGAACTCAAAGAGATAATATTTAAAGGACTTAAAAGCTCTAATAACTTTTGGGGAGATATGAGACATATATACTTAGAGCCTGAAGATTTTAGTTCACTTGTTGATAAAAATTTATCAGAGTTTGATAGAGTATTATCTATAACTAAAAAAGCTACTGCTGAATTTAATGAGTCTGTTATTAAACTAAAAAAACAAACTGGAGATGTAGATGTTGATGAATTAATTAATAGATATTTCTTTAGAAAACATTTATTGATTAGAGGTAAAAAAGGTGGTGGTAAAACATATATAGTTGATAAGAAATTACACGATGAAGGAATTGATTATGACTTTATTGCTGGACACGAAGGAATGGAATCAACTGATTTGTTGGGTTACTATGTTAAAAACCAAGAAGGTAATTTAGTTTGGTTAGATGGTGCTTTAAGTAAAGCATTTAGAAAAGCTCAAACACAAAAACACGCTATTTTCTTTGATGAAATGTTAAGAATGCCAAGTAGAGAATTAAATATTCTTGTTGGTGCTTTAACTCCTAGTTCAAGAGGTACATATAGACTTAGAACAAATAGAATAATAAATGAAGTTGATGGTATTGGTGAGACAGAAACACTTGAAGTTCCAGTTGAGAATTTATGGTTAATTGGTACTACGAATGTAGGTGCTGGTTATAATGTTGATGATATTGATGAAGCATTAGCTGATAGAGTTAGAATTGTAAATAAAGATGTTGATGGAGCTGAACTTGAGAAAATACTACTAAGTTGTAATCCAGCATTTGAAAGCGTAATTCCTAGTTTGGTTAGTTTCTATACACAAATAAATGATATGGTTGTATCTGGTGAATTAGAAAAAGAAGTTAATCTTAGACATTTATGTGAAGTACTAACACTTGCTAATGATAAATCAGAAATCAAAACATATATGTATGATTTATTACCTACTTGGTGTAGTACAAATACTGATGGTTCAGTTAATAAATCTGAAAAAGAAATTATAGTTAAGATAATTAAAAAGATGATAAAGGATTAGTATGATTACTTCATTTATTGATTTTTATAAATGGAAAACCAAAAAAACAAAGAAACAATTATTAGAGGACAGAATTAGAAACTCTGTTCTTAATTTAATTATAGAGCGTGACCAAAGCTTCTTAAGGACTGCTAGAGCTAGAAAAACAAATATAATTGTTAATAATAGAGAAGGTGGTTTACAAGAGTTTGAAGCTGATGGAGATAGATATATATCTTTTCCTGATTCTCTTGAAGATAAATTGTCTGAAATGTTAGATATAGATGCTGAAGAGTATATGGATAATCTTCTTAAGTTAGCTACTACTCATCTTGATTCTAATGAATTTAAACCAACACAAGATAATATAGAATTATTTGAAGAAACAAAAAGAAACAGATATAAACAAATAACTGGTGAAGAAATTGAATTGTCTGATTATGTATATGAAGCAAGAGCTTCAAGTGGAGATGCAGATAAAGACTCTAAAGAAAATGAAAAAGATATAAAAGAAGGTAGTCCTGAAGATAGTATATCAAAGATTACTGAAAGAGGTATGTCAGATAAAGATGATGGTTATGGAAACTCTGAAGTTGAAATAACAAATACTCGTTCAAAAAGAGAATATAAATTTGAAGATACTGAGCTAAACCCTGATTCTAAATTTGAAATAAACTCAGGAAATGATAATAAATTTTTTTCAGATTGTATAGCTATGACTGAGCATAGAGAGAATGAGTTAAAGTCTTTATCTAAAAGAATTATTAAGTCTTTTAATGGAAGAATATCAAAATTAAATACTTCTAATCCAAGCAAGAAGATAAGATGTAAAGTTTTATCAACTGATACTACTGAAAAGATTTATCAAAATAAGCGTGGAGAAAATGGTAAACATTTAAAAGTTAATTTAATTATAGATATGTCTGGTAGTATGACTGGGAAACCAGTAGAGAATGCTGTTGAAATGATTTATATATTTAATGAATTAGCCTTATCTAAAAAGCTTACTGGTTGTGTTATATGGAGTGAAAGTAGCAATAGAGCTAAATCAACATTTCCTATGCCAAGAGACTTTATTAAAAGAATGTTAAATACTGGTGGTAGAGAAGGATTAGGGCCTAACTTAAAGCACTATATAAAAGAATTAAGAGAAGCTGATGAAAATATTTGTATGACAGATGGACAGTTGAGTGATGATGCAATTCTTAAAAGCTTTTATGAAAAAGAAAAAATAAGAATAACTGGAGTATATGTGAATAAAGATGCAAAGGATTTAACAGAATATACTGGTTCTTTAAATAGATGGTTTACAAGAAGTCTTGTAAGAAGAAATATGGAAGAATTAACAGAGAAATTAATTCAATTATGTTTGAGAAAAAAAGGTTGCTAGAATGGACATTATCAAAGGTATAAAAGGTGAATGTATATATATATCTAAAAGCCTATCTACTTTAATAATGTACAAAGATGAACAATTAATTGACTCAAAACCAATTAGTGATTTTACTGTTACATTCAATGGTTTATGTAAAAAGATTAAATGTGAAGATAATAACATTGCTAAATATATAAGTGATAACTTAGATACAGTAGATGAAGTTGTTTTTACATCTGAAGGCATAAATAGATTTAGTTTAAAATAAGGAGTTAGATATGAATAAAGATTACTACGAAGCCAATGAAGATATATATGAAGCACACAAAGAGTGTATAAGTAGTATTAACTTTGATAATGTTCACGAGGTAGGTAAGTTAATGTATTATATTCTTGATAGAAAAACAATAGAAGGATTAATACACGAACTTGAAGCAAATATAATGTTTGGAAATAAAAAATAAGGATATAAAATGGAAGAGCAAGTAGAAAATATTAATATGGATAGTGTTGAAGTAAAAGAATTTAGTTATAGTTGTTTAGAATTTCACCCACTACAAGAGAAGTTAGTTGATATACTTACAACAAAGACTGGTATGAATGATAGAAGTTTTTTTAGAGTTATGGTTGCATATAAATTTGCTGAATGTGCATCTAATATGAGAGCTAATATAGAGTATGTAGGAAGTAAAAATATACCTACTAATGTTTATGCTTTAGATTTAGCTCCATCTGGTTATAGCAAGAATGCATCTATGAATATTCTTGAAAAAGAAATATTTAGAGAATTTAAAGATGAATTTATGTTAAAAACTTTTCCTAAAATAAAAGATAGAAACTTAGCTGATTTAGCTACTGACTATGAAGTTATGATGGGTATTAGTTCTGATGATGCTTATTTTAAAGTAGTAAAAGAATTTGAATCATTACCTAAATATATATATTCATTTGGTGCTTCTACTCCAGAAGGATTTAAATGTTTGAGAAGTAAGTTGTCAATGGCTGGTATAGGCTCTACAAGCAATGTATTAGATGAAATAGGTAGTAACCTAACTAATAACAAAGAAACACTTACTGTTCAGCTAGAATCATATGATACTGGTGATTCAAAACAAAAGTTAATTAAAGTAGATTCTAATAGTGATATTAAGAAATCAGTACCTAGTAACTTATTTGCATTTGGAACTCAATCTAAATTGTTAGATGGTGGAGCTGTTGAAAAAGAATTCTTTGAGTTCTTGGAAACTGGATATGCAAGAAGATTTATTGTTGGTTTTGTTGAGAATTATTCAAGAGATAGCTATGATGATGCAGAAGCTATATATAACTCTATTATGAACCCAATGATAGATGCAAGTATAAAATCATTTAGTTCTTATTTCAAAGATTTATCTGATGAATCAAACTATAATACAGCATATGTATTAGACAAGGACACAACAATAGAATTAATTAAATATAGAGTTCATTGTGATAAGTTAGCTGATAGTTTAAAAGACCACGAGGAATTACTTAAAGCTGTTATTAAACACGCATACTGGAGAGCATTAAAAGTAGCTGGTGCTTATGCATTTGTTGATAAATCTACTAATGTAACCAAAGAGCATATATATAATGCAATAGCTTTAGTTGAAGAAAGCATTACTTGTTTTAAAAAGATGCTTACAAGAAAGAAACCATATGAAAGATTAGCTGAATATGTTGCTAATGTTGATAAGAAAGTTACTCAAGTTGATTTAGTTGAGGACTTAGGTTTTTATAAAGGTTCTGAACAACAAAAAAGAGAATTGTTGAATCTTGCTATTGCTTATGGTTATAACAATAATATAATTATAAAAAGAACTATAAAAGATGGTATTGAGTTTTTAGAAGGTGAATCACTTAAGAAAACAAGTCTTGATAAGATTTCTTGTTCTTGGTCTAAAGATATTACAGAAGGATATAAACCAGCTGAGAATAGCTTTGATAAATTATATCAGTTAGTATGTTCTGATGGTTTCCATTACTGTAACCATAGATTTAAAGATGGATATAGAAAATCTGATAAAGTAATTGAAGGATTTAATTTATTAATACTTGATGTTGATAGTGGATTACCAATAGAAACTTGCAAGAAGCTTTTAAGTGATTATTCATATCTAATTGCTACAACAAAAAGACATACCGAGAAACATAATAGATATAGAGTTATATTACCTATGAATTATGAATTAAAATTAAATGCAGAAGATTATAAGAAATTTATGAAGAATGTATTTGCTTGGCTACCTTTTGATAGTGATGAACAGACATCTGATATTGCTAGAAAATGGCAAAGCCACAAAGGTGAACATTTCTATAATTCTGGTAAACTATTTGATGTGTTACCATTTATACCTGATACATCTAAAGAAGAAAAACAGAAATCTATAAACCAAAAGTATGAAGGTGTTGAGAATTTACAAAGATGGTTTTTGATGAACAATAGACAAGAAGATGGTAGAAATAATATGCTTAGAGATTATGCTTTAGCAATGTTAGATAATGGTATGACAAGTGATAATGTAAGACATAGTTTATATGACTTTAATGATAAGCTTGATAATCCATTGAGTCAAACAGAGTTAGAATCTACTATTATGAAAACTGTAATAAGAAAAGAAATTGAAAGAGAGAATGCAAATGGTTAAAATATATTTAGGAAATAACACTTATGAATATCATCTTATGAGTGGTAAAATTATTGTTCTTACAGATATTGAATTAAATGAGTTACTTTATGAAACATTGAAGAAAAAGAAACCAGAAGAAACTCAAGAAAACTTTGAATTTGAAAGTGAATAGTGTATAATTACATATAGGCACTATATAGTTTTTTGTGCTTTCTATATATGTAAGTCCTATAATATTTTTTTGTCGTGTTTTTTTATCCTGTTCATACCTACATAGTTTCCCCTTATTTTTCTATGTAGGTATTTTTTATTATGTAGTATTCTGTATATAGATTTAACTGGTGAGATTCCAGCGTACTACACCAAATACATTATAAGGGGGTAAAAGCTTAATGGGTGTTACAACTATGATTCTAGGAGAATCTGGGCGAGGTAAGTCTCGTTCAATAAAGAATTTGAATCCAGAAGAAACTTTAGTAATTAAATCAGTTAAGAAACCATTTCCGTTTCCAACAAAAGACTGGAAGAATTACGATAAAGAAACCAAAACTGGTAGTGTTATTTCTACTGATGATTATGAAGTTATCAAGAGAGTAATTAAAGGTGCTAAATCACTAGGTAAAAATGTGATAGTTATAGATGATGCTCAATATTTAATGGCTAATGAGTTTATGCGTAAGAGTGCAGTTAAAGGCTTTGAAAAGTTTACTGAATTAGCTAAAAATATGTGGGAATTATTAAATGCTGCCAATGATGCTGATGATGATTTAAGAGTCTATTTATTGCAACATACTGAAACCAATAGTGATGGTTCAAGAAAAGCTAAAACAATAGGTAAGATGCTTGATGAAAAGATTACTATTGAGGGTAAAATATTTGACAAAGGTGTATATTGTTTGATATAATTTTAATATCAACTTATTAATAGAGGAAAGAAATGAAAGATATTAGAAATATTGACGGATATAAAATTACTGAATGTGGTAAAGTTTTTAGCACTATTAGAAATAGATTTAGAAAGAACCAAATTAAAGAAGATGGCTATGAAGTGTTAATGATAAAAGGAGATATGTATAGAGTTCATAGACTTGTTGCTGAGAATTATATACTAAATCCTGATAATAAGCCTTGTGTAAACCATATAGATGGCAATAAGAGAAATAATCATTATACTAATTTAGAATGGTGTACGCATAGCGAAAACAATAAGCACGCTTATGACACTGGTTTAAGAAGTTCTGATAATCTAAAGCTTCATACTGAAGATGATGTAATTCAAATTAAAAAATTATCATCTGAAGGTTGGAGAAATAATGATATTGCTATAAAACTAGATATACCATTAAGTGTTGTTCAAAAAAAACTTAAGAATGAAACTAAAGGTAGATATAGACATTCATTAATTGAGAGAAAAAATCTGAAAAATAAAATATTAAATTCTAATATAAATAATAGAGTTTTATCTAAAGAGATTGGCTTATCTCCCGAATTAATAGGTAGAATTAAAAACAATATATCTTGGACAGATGTATAACTTTGTTTACAATGGCTCTCGTTAAACCCATTGAACTGCTGGGAAGTCTAGGACAGATAATCAGCAGCGAAGCCTTATTTATAAGGAACGTTCAACGACTATCGAAAAGCAGTAACAATATTACTGAACTGAGTAGAGTACACTATAAGCGTTTGATAGTGGAAGTGGTGGGAATCAATTTAATTGATTAAGATATAGTCTGAACTGTATAGGGATATACAGAAGTTCTAAGAGAACTGGTAGGATAGTAGCGAATTCTATTGAACATTTTGCTTGTTACAATAGTTCTTAATGCTGAAAAAGAAAATAATAACTATTTCTTTACTACTCAAAACAGTGGTAGTGATACTGGTAAAAGTCCAGAAGGTATGTTCTCTGAATACAGAATTGATAATGATTTAAGATTAGTTGATAATGCTATATGTGAATATTATGGTATTACTCCACAATCTAAATAAGTAACTGTTGCTGAAAAGCTAATATATATAAAAAATTAAAAAGGAAAAATTATGAGTTTATTTAATGATATTGAAATAGAAGATTTAGGTTTAGCAGAAGATAAAGTAGGTGGTGGTTCATTTGGTAGATTTGAAAAAACTGGTTACTATGATGTAGTTATTGAAAAAGCATATGCTGGTGTATCAAGTGGTGGAGCTTTTAGTGTTAGTCTTACTCTTAAAAGAGAAGATGGAGCTAAATTAAATATTACTGAATATATTAGTTCTGGTACAGCTAAAGGTTGTAAAAACTATTACTTAGATAAAGATGATAATAAAGTTTACTTGCCTGGTTACAATAAAATTAAAAATCTTGATGCATTATTAGGTTTTGACAGAGCATATCCAAAAACTGAAGAAGATAAAGTAATGTTATGGGATAAAGATTTGAAAAAAGAATTACCAGTTGATAAAGAAGTTATCAAAGAATGGCTAGGTAAGAAAATTGGTATATTAGTTGTTAAGAAATTAGAAGATAAATATGGTGAAGAAACAAATTATAGAGAAGTATTTGATGTTGAACATTTCTTAAAAGATGGAAGAACTAGAAATGAAATTGTTGCTGGTACTTCTGGTATTAAAGATAAATGGTTAGCTACTAAAAATGAATCTTATATTTTAGATAAAAGAGAGCAATCTAAAAACAAACCATATCCACCAGTAAAAAATGAAAATACTGATACTGATGCAATTCCAGATGATGCACCATTTTAATAAATATCAACCTGATATAAAAGTAACTAAGAGTAATTCACTCTTGGTTACTGATAGATTATTTTTTTTTGTTAAGAAAGACTTTGAAGGTAAACCAGTAAAAGCATATGTAATATATGATTACGAAACCAAAATACAATTATCATTTGCGTATGAAAAAGAAGAGATAGAACCTATGCTTTATAGAATGTTTGAGCGTGAAGGTGTTATTGATGACTTGGATTCATTCTTCAAAGGATTACTAAATGAATAAGAATGAATTTATATTGGTTATAAATGGTAATCCTATATCTGCTTCGAGACCAAGAATAAAGGGAAAATGTAGGTACTATAATGAGCCATACAAGAGCTACAAGACATTATTGCTTGAAGAGATATATAAACTTATTCCTAAAGATAAAAGTCTTTTATTTGAGCCGTATGAGCCTTTATCAGTTGAGATAGTGTATGAGATGCCTATACCTAAAATGTCTAAAAAGAAAACTGCTTCTATGATTGGTGCATACCATACAAAGAAACCAGATTTAGATAATTTAGATAAGGCTATCTTGGATGCTTTAAGTTGTCGTGTATTTAAAGATGATAGTCAGGTTGCAAAGCTTAGTGCTGTTAAAAAATATAGTGATACACCGTGTACTACTGTTATAGTAAGAAAAATAGAATTATAAAAGGAAACCAAATGAAATTAGAATTAGATAGAAGTGAATTAGAACAAGCAATTAAATGTTACCTTACTAGAAAGGGAATTGATATAGAGAATAGTGATATTAGTATTGTTGTAAGTAAGAACACTACAATTATTACATTAGATGAAAGAACTAAAATAGAATCTAATAGTGATATAGAAGAAGAATCAAATACATTTATAGGAGAATAAAATGGCAGAACCATATGATACAACGAGAGATGATTTCTTAACTATTGATTCAGAATCTGATGCTAAGGTATGTGTAGATAATTATGGCATAGCATTGTCTTTGAGACTTTTACCAAAGAAGTATTTATATTTATTAGGTAAATCAGGATTTAAAAAAGTACTTAATGACAATGTTGAGCTAAAAAAGAAAGTTGCTGAAATACAAAAGGTAGCAGATGATAGAGAAGAAATGTTAGAGTTATGTGATGTTGTACTAGAGACTCTAATAGAAACAAGAAAGAAAAATAAAGTATGACAGATAAACAATATTTAGAGTTAGCTAAAAGGACTCTAAGCACTCAGGAAGATAAGTTAGGGCATTTTATTGTTGGTTTACAAACAGAAGCTTCTGAGCTTCTTGATGCGTATAAAAAACATAGATGGTATGGTAGAGACTTAGATATAAAAAATATAAAAGAAGAAATTGGTGATGCTATGTGGTATTTAATTCAATTATGTGAATTAATTGGTTACTCTTTAGATGAAGCAAAAGTAGATAATATTGAAAAGCTAAAAAAGAGATACCCAGATGGATTTAAAGATGTTATATCAAGAGATGTAAATAAAGAGTTAAATCATATATAATTTGATTAGTGGTGGCTAGTAATTAGCCATCACATTATTTAGCTCTTGACCTAAGTCAAATTCTTCATAAAATTCTTCAAATTCTTTTTCAAGTAACTCTTCTTCAAATCTTTCTATTTCAAGTTCTTCATCTCTAGCCATAGATTGCTTCCAGTATCCAACTCCCATAGCAACAACATCAATAATATCATCGTGTTCTAGTGATTGTCTATCTGTTGTAATGTGTGTTAATTGATGCGTAAAGCTATAGGCTACTTTCTTATCAGAGTCTCTTACTAAACACTCTTTATTTATTATTAGTCTATGTTGCATCATTATTGGTTCAAGAGTTTCTATTATTCTTAGTTCTTTTTGAGATGTAGCTCTTAAATCTTCTACTTGACAATTATGTAGTCTTCTTAGATATGGTTTTAATAATTCACTAAATGCACCATCTCCAAAGTTACTTTCTATTTGTACTAAATTTACTTTATATTGTTTAGCAATATTGGCTAACTTCTCAAGTGTATATTGATTATACCCACCTTCTAAACCACCAAAATCTAAAACAAATACTTTACCAGCTAATTGAGCTGTAACACAATAACCAGTCTCATCCGTACCTCTACCAGAAGGGTCTATAAACATAGCTATACCTTCATATTCTTTTCTCATAGAGTTATCTATATATTTTGGTTTCCTAATAAAATCTCCTCTAAAACCATTATGTTTTAAATTATATAGTGTATCGGATTTATCTGAACTCCATTCTATATGAACTGGAGCTTTGCCATAATCTAAATCCATAACTACTAAATCACTTAGTTTAAGTGGATATTTCTCTGCATCACTTAATGCTGTATCTAACATATAGTGTAGTTTATATCTTGCCTTACCTTTAACTTTTTGTTTAAGCAAGTGAGACATATTATTTCTTTTATCTGTTGCTTCACCTATTCTGTATGAAAACTTTTTACATACTCTTTCTATATGTGGTGCTAAGTCTCCATCATAAACAGTTAAGTCTTCTGGATATTCTGCTGGTATAATACATCTTTTGAAACCATCAGAATATTTCATAGTGTTATATACGCTCTCAGATGATTGTGGAGTACATATAGCTAATTCTCTAAATACACCAGCAATACCTAAGTTAGCACTATCCCTAACTCCTTCTAATAGTTTTTCTCTTTTACTTGCTGTGTCTGAATTCTCTGGTATTTCAACATCATCATAGATAAGAAATGATGACCTAGAACCAGTCTTTGCAGAAGTAACACCAAATGCACTCAATGAAGGAGAATCATTTGGAGTTCTACCATTAACATCTATTTTTCTACTAGATTTTCTATCTTCACCTTGAGGAGCTAAGTGCATTAATAGAGGTATAGTTGATAACATTCTTCTTATGAATGTAATGAATGATTCTGCTCTTGCAGATGTAGCAGATATAACAGATATGATTTCATTCTTGTTTCTAAGGAGTAACCAACAACATAATATTTGAGCTGTTAATGATTTAGCTAAACCTCTTTGAGCTTGTAGCATTAATGGTTCTTGACTAAATGCTAATTGCCCTACATATTTAGCCATATATAACTGGTCTCTAGTAGGACAAGGTAATTTTAAATGCCAAAAGCAATACTTATAAAACTCTTTAAAGTTTAGTACTAACACTTTTTTATCTGCTAATGTAAGCCTTCGATAGTCTTTTATTTTTGCTGAATAAGTTGCAGTCTCTGATGCCTTTAATGGATACCTATATTTCATTTAGTGTATGCTCCAGATTGTTTTTTATTATATAGTTATTGTACACAATAGCTGCTTCAATTTCAGTCTTGTATCTGCCTAGATATATATTTTTTTGATTTACTACTATTGTTGCAGTGAATTTATTTTTTTTATTACTAGACAAGCTAACACCTCTATATCCAGTTTTATTTGTAGAGCGTATTGTCTTTGTGTTCCTAGCCTGTACAGTCATTGGCACCCATCTACAATTATATGGATAATAACCCTTATCGTTATCTATCCTATCTATAGTCAAGTCATCTGAGTAACCATTATTAATACTCCAAGTTTTAAATGCTTTGTAGTCTAGCCACTCATCTGCTATATCTATTCCTCTACCACCGTATCTGAAGTAGTTTGGATTGTTGACATTAGTGCATCTATCTTTAATTCCAAAATATATATTATTAAGTCTTTTTTTTGAATCTCCGTGCTTCACATACTTGGTTGACTTTCTATAGCAAGGAACACAAGCTGAAGCCATATTTTTTTTCGTCTCTGTTTTACATTCACTTTTGCACTTAGGACATTCATATATACCAAATCTCTTTTTTTGCTTACTTTTTTCAGTTGGGAAAAGCATACCCAAGTCTCGTATCAATTTCATATTAATCCTTTTTTATATCTATAGGATTATATAGTTAATTAACTTTGTTGCTCCTTAAGTATATTATCAATTAAATCTGATTCGCTATGTTCTCTTTTTTCTTCAACTACCTTGTTATTTTTAAGAAGTGTAACAATAGCACCTAAATCATTTGGTTTTATCATCTTAGATTGTAAGTTATCTATACAAGCATCAACTAATAGTTCGTTTAATGTTTCTAGCTTTTGTCTAAGAGTCATACCATCTGTATTTATCTTCTTTGTATCATCTAATTCATATTTACTTTTTGTTCTTTTATGCGAAGCAGAAAACACGCTAGTGTTTTCAGGCGTAGCATCTAAAAAATCTCTTTCCATATTTGTTCCTTTATATGTAGAATTTATTATTCAAACCAATTTCTTTGTTCTGAATCAGGTATTGAATTTTCAATCATAGAGACTGGTAAATAATTTGGAGTTACTCTCTTAATTGATTTTCCAGCTTTATATAAATCACCAGTAATTAAATTATATGGTAATGATAATACATTTGTCAAATCATCTACAACTGCAACTGGAGCTATTAAGCTTCTTAAATACATAGACATAGAGTGGTTATTTGTATCTGAACCAGTAGCTAATACTCTACCAGCATCATATAAATCTGGCATAAATGAAGAGAATGATAACTTCTTAATTACATCAGTTGTAAATTTTTCTGGTTCAAAAGCTTTATCTAGCTTCTCTTTATCATTTCCATATAGAGCTAAATTTTGCATAGTTACTGTACCCATCATTGCTAATGCTTGAGACAATGCTGTCAATTTTGTTTTTGTATCCATATTAAACAACATTCTTCCTAATTGCTTAGTGTATGAAGTAAGCATATAGTTCTTAAGATTTAATGCTAATCTACCATAGAATGTATCTTGTAATAACTTTCCACCAATAGTAATTCCAGGCTCATCTGTTGCTGTACCTTTTTGTATGTATGTATCAATAACTCTAGTTAAACCACTTCTAAATGCTCTGAATGCTTCATCATCATCCCAGTCCTTAAAGTTAGGTCTCTTAATAGTTGAACCAAAAGGTATTCCTTCTTTCTCAACAAATACTACTTTATCTGAATCTGTCATTTTAGTTGCTCTAATTAATAAATCAAATAATGAATCAGGAACTACATCTATACCTAAATCTTTTGCCATATCTAATTCGTCATACATAGAATTATCTGATGATTTAAACTTATTAAATACTTCTTTGGTTTTCTTATTAGGCATAATATTATTTAAGTCTTTAGCAAATTGTTTATTACTAAATCCTTCTGCTAATAGTTCTAGTGGGTCTGTTAAACCATATGCTCTTATATCTGGCATATCATTTCTTGCTTGTCTATAAATTGTATCAACAAATCTTTTATATTCTGGTATGCTTCTATATGCGTGAACAGTTGGTGTGTGGAACATTTCGTGTCTTAATGTAGATAAGAATTCTTCTATATTAAGTAAACCATCTTTCTTCATAGCATCTTCAAATAATCTAACAGTATTTTCTTTACTATTAAATACACCAAGAATATTTTTAATTTCTAATTCTTTACTCTTATAGAATTTTTCTATTGATGTTTGAATAACTGGAAACTTTTGACCCATCTTAACCAAGTAATCTAATTCATTAGTCACAAAGTTTACACCATCTATAACTTTGTTTATTTCTGTATCCATAATTTCATCTGTAATTTCTCTACCAGTTATACTCTTATACATATTAGCAATCTCAGGTTTATACTGTTCTATTATATCATCTAATAAAATTTCACCATTTCTAAATTGGTTATATAACTTAATATCATCTTCATTAACCAACATTTCTTTTACTATTCTGTCACCAATATCATCTAATCCTTCTGGTTTCTTACCAGAAAATTGTTCTAAGAATTCAACAAACTCTGCTTTACCAACTAACTTCTTATTTTTTTTACCATCAATGATTACCTCTTTATAAACTCTATCTCCATAAATAATATCTGCGTGTCTATTAAACTGTTCTACTATTCTTTCATACATAGCTTTATTTATGTTCATCTCTCTAGCTATTTCTTTAAAGAATTCTTCTGTTGGTTCTTTCATAAATCTTTGAGTTAGAGCGTGAGACATACCAAACTGCAACATTGCTGTAAATGGTTTAACACCAGAAACCATAAGGGTAAAACTTGATAGCTTTTCACCAATCTCTTGTGCTTTATTCATTGCTCTTTCTAGTGGAGTATAAACATCATTGCTATATTGAACTGCAAATGGGTTTAATGCATCATCATATTTTGCATCAGAAAAACCATCTCCTAGCTCTCTACCAGCGTGAGTATAAAAATATGATTCTTGTGCAAACTCATTATTAATTTTTCCATCTTTAATTAAGTCTTTTACTGCACTTAAATATCCAGACTTTTTATTTAATGCTGCAAAACCAACTCTCCATAATACATTATTTAATTCAGCTACCATTGCTAAACCAGACATACCTAACTTCATACCAATAGTTAGAGAGTTTAATATGCTTGAAGCTTGATGTGCTTTTGACATAGGATTATCTGCTGTTGGTTCTCCTAGCATATGTCTAAATATATGTCTAGCTCTTTCTATCTCTGCATTCTTTTTAGAATCTGATAAGCTCTTTGATTCCATAATCTCTTGTCTAACTTTATTAAACAAACTATCAACTGCATCTCTACTATCTAAACCAATAGATATATCTTTTCCTTCTGCTTGAAATGTTTTATTAAAACTTCTCATTTGGCTTAATGCTGTATATCCAGCCATCTGTCTTGAATACTTAATTGCTAATGACTCAGTGTTTGTTTCAAGCAAATCTCTAAACTTAAACTCTTGACCATTTATTGTTTCTATATGGCTTCTATCAAAATTCTTTCTGAACTTTGTAAACTTAGCTTTATTATCTCCTTGTTTTAAAGCAAATAGCATATCTATTTCATCGTCACTAAAATGTTTTCTAATAGCTTCTTCAAATGTATCTGTTTCTCTTGTAACCTTATCTAGTGATTCTTGAGTATATATATCTCCAGTAGCTTTTCTTATAAAATAAATCATAGAGTTTCTAAGTTTATTTTGAAATTCTTTTGAATTAATTAATATACCTTTTGCTTCAAGTTTAGCTATTTGTTGTGGTGTTAAATCATTAAAGTTTGCTCTTCTATACGAGTTAGCCAGATAGTCTCCTATTTGTTCGTCTTTTATTCCTCTGTTTCTTATAGCGTCTAATATTCCTTTTTTATACTGATGAGTAACATAATATTCATCTCTTGGAATTGCATCTTCACCACCTTGAAACCTTTTATTGCCAGCTTTCTGTAATGCATCATATTGGTTATTAGCTACTTTCTTCATTGCATCTGCTAATCTCTTAACATATTCAGTAGATGCTTCAATAGTTAAACCAGAATGTTTTGATAAATCTTCTGCGTGAAACTGTATAACTTCATCTTCCGACTTATATCCTTTTCTTACATACTCTCCCATATCAAAATGAACTTCAAATGCTTTATTTTGTAATAGATTTCTCTCTCTTGATACTGTCTCAATAGCACCATTTATAAATCTACCTAAGTTTGGTTTCTTTCTTCCAGTAGTTTTAACTACATCATTGTAGTAGTCTTTAAATATTGATAACATTGGGTCATCATATGCAATCCTTAAATCTTTTTCTAAATCTACTTTTCTTTTCATTGCTGGTATTATTGCACTTGTTGCTTCATCTATGTTTTTAGCACCAAGCATTAATGGGTCTTCAACAAGTTCATTGGCAAATCTTTGCATTGTAGGTGAAGAACTGTGTTGTAAATAATAACCTAAATCAAATCTAAGAGCATCATAAACTTTAAAAGTCATATTCTTATTTATTTCTCTTAGTTTTAAATTATTAAATATTTCATCTGGAGTTATTCCAGATAATTCATCTTTTATATCTAATTTACCTTTATATAACTCTTCTCTTGCTTTATCGAAATCACCTTTTTTTATAAACTCATCTGCTTTATCTAATGCTTCAGGTTTTACACTCATTTGGTTTCTTAGTACACTATCTATTCCTTCATTAACTATATCAAGTTCTTTACCTATTTGTCTTTGTAGAGTTCCACCTATAACAGTTCCACCAACAATAGAAGCAACATTTTCTACAATAGTTCTATCTCTCTCTGATGACCAAAACTCTTTACCTAGTTCTAATGCTGATTCATATCCACCAACAGAAGCATATCTTCTTGCTGCTGTCTTTGTCAAAAAACTTGCAGTAGTAAATGCAACCCTACCAGCTGCTCCACCTAGATTTCCAGTAACAATTAGTGGAACAACATCTGCTAAAGCTCCAGCCATATAGTAACCAAAACCACCTAATGCAGAATCATCTACTGCATCCTTATTTCTTTGCATCTCTAATCTATTATCAATTAAGAAGCCAAGATGTTCTGGACTCATAACTTCATCTTTAATATTATTAATATATTCTGGTCTAAGTCCTCTGTTAGTTGCTATGTCATATATTAATTTATCTTTATCTGGTGAATTTAGAAATTCATAGTCCATAGCATATATACTGTCTTGATACATTCCATTTGTTAATGCATCTTTAAACTTGCTACCAGCTTGAAAAAAGAAAGATTCATCTTCTATTCCAGCACCTAATTTCTCAAAGAATGTAGCTTCTTTTGCAAAACCAAGAGCTTCTGTTGAGTTATCAATTAAATCTTTCTGCTCAGCAGATGGTAAGTGTGATACATCTTCTAATATACTCATATTTATCCTTTCATATTCCCATATTTCTTAATATAATCATTATAACTAATTTCTTTTTTATTATCATCACTATCTCTACTTATTAAAACATATTCTCCAGTCTTAGCATCTTTCAATACTATTTTGAAATTATCTAAATAACCATTTTCTTTTAAATTAACTATATCATCAAGCCTAATTTCTTTTGCTATTTCTTCTTGAGATTTCTTAACTACTGGTTTGTTTTTATCATTCATAGCTAGTAATTTTAATTCTTCTTTAGATAGATTCTTCTTTGCTTCTTCTGCTATTAATAAACCTTGTTCTATATTTGACATACCACTTGTGTATATTTTATCTTCTATCTTCTTTTTAGTTTCACCAAATATATTTTCAATAGTTTTTCTCATATCTTTTGTATCTTTAATATCTGTATCAGAATTATCCATATTTTTTATTTCATTCATAAGAGTCTTATCATTCTTAATTATTTCTTTTGCAACTTCTTCTGGTTTTGAATGAACACTAATACTAGGAATTTTATTTATCTTCTCTACTTCTTCTTTAGTTAATGTTGATATTTCACCGTTGTAAATCTTATCAAGTATTTTCTGTTGGTTCTGTCTAGTAATCTTTATAGGGTAAGCATTATCATATTGAACTAATGGTGCATATTCAACAAATGTACTTTCATCAACTATATTAAGTGTTATATCTCCCTTGCTATCAACAAATGCACTATGAACCTTTGCGTTATCTATATTGCCTAAATTATTAATCCCTAACTCTTTAAAAAAATCTCCAGTATTATTTTCTACAAAGTGAGTTAATGAATTCTTATTCTTTGGATTAATTAAAGTTTTACTCCAATCATTGTAACCATCTGTATTGCTATCTGTTAGTTTAAACATTTGGTTTCCATATTCACCTTTCTCAAAGTTATTAAGAAATCTATCAAAAGTAATAGGATTTCCTTGTGAAACCATTGTAGAGTATTTATACATAAGCTTTTGTCCTAATTCTTCATTAATGTTCTTTTTAGCTAAAGCATTTTGCATTAATTCTTTATTTTCTTTTGTGAATATAGAAGTTCTTTCTTTCAATATTTTATTTTTAACTTCATCACTTCTATTTGCTTCCATAACTTGTGCAAAACTTTCTTTACTAGCAAATGGATTAATACCAATTAGATTACCAACTTCTTTTAATCTACTTATTTGGTTATATACTCCAGCATTATTTGGAGAATAACCAGATTCAAATGCTTTAGCAACATCAATAAGTGTTTTGTATGCTTGGTCTATATTACCAGCATAATACATATTATCTATATTTCCTACTCTACTTTCCAAATCTGTTAATTGTTGGTTTGTAGCTATAGCTAAACTTATAGCACCATTAGTGTCTCCTGTTTCATCAAGATAATTAACCATATTTTTAGAGTTATTTCTTGCGTATGATATATAATCAAGTACTGACATATTATATTTCTTCATAAAATTCTTTTGTGCTGTTGCATAATCATATCCAGGAGTTGAAACTTTATTCATAATCATTCCTAAGAATTCATTATCTTTATCTACACCAGATTTTTTATCTTTTAAATCTGCAACTTTAGCATCAAAGTCTGCTCTTATGTTTATATCAGATATAACATCTCCACTACCTATTGGCTTTAGCAATGGAAATTGCTCATATATTCCATTTACATTCATAGATGGATTACTCTCATAATACTTTAAAGCATTCATAGCTGTCTTAGTATAAGTCTTAAATAAATCTTCGTTCTTTGGTTTCTCTGCACCTTCTAATGCAACAGCATTAAAGTTATTAACAAACTCTGTAACTCCATTAGAAGTAAGTAATAAGTTCATTGCTGTCTTCTCATTTAATTCTTTTTTCTCTTGATGTATTAAAGGATTTACTTTACCTCTTTGCTCTTCGTAAAATAAATCAAATGCATATTGATATGGTTCATCCATAGAGTTTCTTAAATCACTTAAATCACTATATGTTGTATCTATAAACTCAGTTAATTCACCTGATGTTGGCTCTGGCTTATCCTTGAAATATTCATTGTATCTCTTTTGATATTGCAACTTAGCATCTGCCATAGCTATAATAGAATGCTTTTGTTTTTCTTTTTCTATTAATGCTTTCTGTTCATCATCATACTCTTTATCAAGTGTTAATTTTTGTGCATATAAACCAGCACCTTTAACAACTAACTGAGCTAAACCAACACCTATATCTTCTTTTGGTTTCACTACATCCATATAACCAAGAGCAGAAGTATTAAACCCTATTCCTTGTAATCTATTTTCTTTACTAATATCAAATTTGTTTATTTCCACTTGTTCTCCTTATTAGAAACCTGCATTTTGAGCAGCCAACATTCTGTTTTGCTGTGAACCATAATATGTATTATACTTACTAGATGCTTGTGCTAAACCATCACTTGATACTGAACCCATAGTTGTACTAGCTGACCTGAAAGCTCCACCTATTTGCATTCCAGTAGATGCTCCACTAATTGCTCCATTTAAAGTAGCTAATGCTACACTTTTCTTCTCTGCTTGTGCTTTAGCTAATATTGCTTCTGTATCTATCTTATTTGCTAACATACCATTTGCAATATTAATTACATTTGTATCTAACTCTTTAGCTACTTGACCTTTAGCTTCACTTGATTTAGTTCTATTTATTGCTTCCATTCTTTGTTGAACATTGCCACCAACTCCAGTCTCTGCTTGAATAACTTTATCTTGGCTACTAGCTAACAAAAATGCTCTTGATATGTCCGTCATTTTTTCCATAGCTAAGTTCTGTTGTTCAGTCATTTGTTGCTGAGCAATTCCACTTTCTAATGCATATCTTCTTTTTGCTTCTTCTCTTGTTAATCTTGCATTCTGTTCACTTGCTCTATTGGATGCTTTAGTTGCCTGACTCGAACTATAAGCTCCAACTGCTGCTGTTGCTGCAACTGCTGTAATCATTCCTGACATAATAATCTCCTTCTATAATTTACAAATATTTCTGAATCTTTAGGTATATCACATAATGAAACCAAACAAGTAGAATTATATTCTGTATCTACAAACTCACTATTAGGTATATCACTATGGTTTACATATCTTGAAGTAGATAACCTAACACTATCAACTAATGCTACTGCTATAACTTCACCAGCCACTATATCTCTATTACTAAAGCAACCTATGCCGTGTATCTCTGATTTATCAAAATATATATTATCATTATGTTCAAACACGCAGTCTTGCATTTCTGGTTCTTTGTCCATATTTAATTGATTTAGTAATAATTTATAATCATTTCTTATTCTTGTTATTTGTGGAACTTGTTTAAATATTTCTACTTCAGCTTCATCTGTATTAGTTGCATATTCTAAGCTATGTATAGTGCAATATATAGTGTCTTCTAATGCATATGCTACTCTTTGTGTACCAGAATTTGTTTTTATATGATATGGAGCTGTATAGTCCTCAAAAGTACCATCTTCATTATTTTGTCTAATTGAACCAGATAATAAAAATGCTTCACCAGATATATTATGTTCGCAACCAACAATAATTGTACCTTTTTTAGCAAATGCACATCTAAAATATTTATTACTAAATACCTTGTCTAATATTGGTACTATGGTTTCGTTCATAATATATCCTTTTTATAATTTAATTTTGTATTTTATCTAAGAATATATATTTTTGCAAATTAAATACTAATATTTATCTGCTCTATTATGCCAACCTTTTTTATATATCATATAACTTGGGTTATTGGCAATTAGTTTATCATAGTACTCTTTTTCATGTACATCAAATAACTTATCAAATAATGCATCATCAAATCCATTTAAAGCACTTAAAGTATTCTTCCCTATAATTCCATCCACTGTAACTCCTAAAAGCCTTTGTAGTGTCTTTACGCAAGGTTTAATACCTACATTAATTGCAAAGCATAATATTTCTATTTGTTTATCTTCTGATTCAACACTATCTAATTTTAGTTTATTCCAGAATTCTTCTCTGTAAAAACCAATAACCATAAATTCTAATTCTCTATTATTAGATAACGCTAAACTACATTTCTTTAAGTCTGGTTCTATTTTTAAATATCTCTTTATTATACCCCACCCATTCCAATTAGGATGAGCTTTTTCATAAATACCATAATATGTTAAACCATTCTCTGTTGGATTCTTGTGTAGTAGGTTAGCATTGTTATTGCTGAACTCTACATCTTTAATCATTTTTAACGCTCTATCTGTCACTATTATTTCCTTTCACTATTTGTGATACCTTCTCAACAGTCCTACCTCCAAAGTAGAAACTCATAATCAACATACCCCATTGTCCTAATAACTCTACATAACTCTCAGTTACTTCAAACTCGAAACCACTAGCAATAGATAATAGGCTGTACATAATAAGTATAAATATAAGAGCTATAGGTCTTATTGATTTACTTATCCAATTATCGCTAGTCATATCTGCTTGATGTCTTTTGGTTACTTCTTCTTCATACTTGAAGTTTAATTCATCAGCTTTATTTTTTGCTTCTAGTTCTATTTTGATTAGCTCATTCTTTAATTGCATTTTTTCTTCATCAGATGTAACCAGCTTATCAATAGCAGTACCAACAGAGTCAATTACTCCAGACACACCAGAACTAAATATATTTGTAAACCAACTCATATATTTCTCCTACTTAATTAAATCTTTTAGAAAACTAAATACAAATGCTGAAACTCCACCAACACTAGCACCTATAATAATCATCTTTGTTTGTAAAGCTGTTAAATGCTTTCCATACTCTATAATAATGTCTGCTTGTTTTTCGTGTGCTTTCTCTAGTTTATCTAACCTGTAATCTCTTAATTCATCATTAGCGCTCATCTAAAAACTCCAATTTATTTAATTCGCTTAACAATAAAGCTTTACCTTCCACACCAAAACAAGCATTAGATGATTCAATAGCTTTCTCAAGTTCTGTATGCCATTCTGTAACATCTCTACCACTTCCACATACTCCAAACATTTCTCCTTCATAATTTCTAAGTGGAGATTTGTTTACAACAAGCTCCATTACCTTCCCATTTATATTGCCACTTTCTAAAAACTTCATAGCTTCTTGTACTTCTTTAACAACAACATCAGAGTTTCTACATTTCTTACCAAAGGTATGGTTTTCGTCTCCAACTTGTTCTTTAAACATTTTAGATAATTCTAAATCAGTTTTGCCAAGTATTTCTATATCAGATAAACCATAACAAAACTTTTCCCTAAATGATTTATTTGTCATAATATATTTGCCATCTAAATCTTTTGCCCAAACCATATCATCTAAATGGTCTAATACTGCATCTCTTAGATTTTTCTCTTTGTCTAGCTGTTTTTTTAGCTTATAAATTTCTGAATAATTATAACTACACTTGTATTCTTCTGCTAATTGCAATAATCTTTCTGTATCTCTTTTTATACTTGCTGGACTTAACCATAAGAGCCAATCTTTTATTTTATTTATCATAATTTACCTTCTTTGGTTTTAATTATATCTTTATTAAAATAAATTCTTAGTTTAGCATTAACACCACTCGAGCTTGTTCTGTACCAACCTATTTCATAACCGTAAGCTTTTCATTTAATATGTTTACATAAAGCACATCTGAAAAACCATTTTCCATTACTGTCTTGAAAAAAATGATGTTCGCTAAATTCTATTGGATTACTCCCTTCTTTGTGCATTCTATTTGCTTTTGGTAAGTGGTCAAAATTTCCACACTGATTCAAGTAACTATCTTCTACTATATAGTTAAAGTTATAGAACCCATTTCTTATAACCATCCAGTAATAGAACTTTTTAAAGTTTTTCCAATTAGTCCATATACTAATCTTATTTTCTCTAGCTCTATCACCTAAATCAAAGTAACTTCCTATATGAACTAAACCTGTAACATCTTCAGGTTTTACAAACATTCTACTACAACTCGTTAAGTCACTATCATCATCTAAGTGAAAGTATAACCACATAACAACTTTACCTAAAACTTTGTTAGTTTTTCTTTTTAGAAT